GCCAACCTCCAAGCCTGTCTATTGGGTTCAGCGCAGAACCCGACAATCGCGGATGCATGAAGATGTTCAAACACCCACCGGAAGCCACCCCGCGCCATTTGAGGAGCAATATGAAAAGCTTCACGGAACGCCGTAAAGTCGAACTCCCACACCTGCCCACGGAAAGGCGTGAAGTGACCGCATCCAAGCAACTCGCCTTGTTCATCCTCACACAGCAAGAGGAAGCCCCTTGCTGTGATTTCAAGCCACCGCTCAAGCTTCGGGGAATCGATACAGGACATGGCGCTTGATAAAAGCCCCTGTTCCTGCATCTTGAAGAAAGGAGCAGCCCGATCTTGTTCAGTTTCTACATTACGATAGCGAAGTTCCATTATCGCCACCCAAGCACATCATATTCAGTTCGCGCCCTTCCTTCTCGCCGCACTTGTGGAGAAGCCACAGGAGCATAAAAAGTGAGCGCGAGGGAATCAGCTCTATCTGGGGAGGACAAGCCGCGCTTCTTCATGTCTTCTTTCTTTTCAAGCAGGAGCGCGCCTGACGAGGTAAAACCATATTCAAGCCCCGTGAGATCATCAAAAAGCTCTTGGTCTTCCGGGATGCCGCCGTTTGCCAGCCACTCCCGCATTCCAGCCCACATCTCAGCGCGTCGGTTTGCGTACTTCTTCGCATCAATGGCGCGGGCGCCAGCCTGAGCATCCGTCACCGAAAATCCAAGCTCGCGCAGCCTGTCGACTACTCCTGCACCAACACCGACGCCGTCGATAAAGACCGCTTCCGGCTTCCAGTCCCGGATTTCCTGCGCAACGGCCCCGACAAGAGCCATCAAGTCGACCCCGCGCCAAATCCTTTGAGGTGCACAGTACAAGCCTTGGCGTTTCGTCAAAACGCTTGAGTCCCCGCCGAACCGCGCCACGTCCAAAGCCATGACTTTAGCGGAATGCTTGTACGCCTGCTCATCAAGATGACGCCCACGGGCACACTGCGCCAGTTCCGCCGGGATGAACTGCGCTGTCCCCGCCGAGGGGAATTCACCCCGGACGCGGACTTTCACGAAGTCGGAATCTTCGCCGAAGTCTGATACCCACGCTGCGATCTGCTCTTTGTTCGTCATCTTCGCCGTGCGGCTGTCTATTTTGCGCGTCTCCCACCGATGCCGGAACTTGCCGAAGCACTCACGGAAACGACCCGTGTTGCGCGTGGGGTTGCCGAAAGCGCACCAGACGATTTCGGTATCCTCGTCAGTAAGCGCGCCTTCGGAGACTTCCCAGATCACGTCTGGGATGGCGGACGCCTCGTCAAAGACAATGAGCACGCGACGGCCCTTGTTATGCAGCCCGGCGAAAGCCTCAGTATTGCGCTCAGACCACGCGATGGAGTCGACGCGCCACGTCTTTTCATGCCCCGGCTCTTTCGAGATGAGCGCTGTAGCAGTGCAGTCGAACCAATGCCCGCAGATGCAGAGGCGATGCCATTTCGCAAGCTCTGCCCATGTTTTCGTGCGCAGCTGGTTCTCCGTGTTCGCCGTCACCACACCTTTTGTGTCGGGGCATGTGCTCATAGCCCACAGGATGATCCAAGCCACCAAAGCCGATTTCCCGATGCCATGCCCGGAAGCCACGGCTATTTTGATAGCTTCTTTGAAAGCGTCATCTGTAGAAGCGCCGGACTTGAGCTTTTCACCGATGATACCGAGTATGTCGCGTTGCCAGTCGTCAGGTCCGTCAAAATCGGCAAGCTCACCCTGTCCCCACGGAAAAGCGTAGAGTACGAACCGAAGCGGATCGCGGGTAAAACTTCCGATGTCGGAAGCAAGCATTACTTCAAAATCAACAGCCATTTGCTCGCCTTCTTGCCTCTTCAATCACGCTTACGACATCGAGAGAACCGGAAAGCTCCTGCTTATCCACGGGCTTCTCACCGACTGTATCGCGAACCCAATCAGCAGCGGGCTTATCTCCAGCGGCGGCTTTCATGATCATCCCTTTGCAGATAGCAAGACGCGGGCTGAGGCTTTCAAGCTCTTCCATCGGAGTGTCGAGAATTGCTTTGAGCGTGGCTTCAAAGCTCTTCCTCTCACGCCGAGCAGCAGCAGAAGCGATGCCTCCAGCGCGGCCCCGTATCTTTGCTTCCTCTTTGGTACGAACCGGCTTCAAATCTTCTCTTGCCATGCTCACAACTCCAAAAATGACCCCCCGAAGGAGAATTTCATTGCAGTACATCACGCGATATATCGGCCCTGCCATGCTACACCGCCCGATTCCCAGTGAAGGGCGGCTATGCTCCGGCGTCGATATGCATAGCCCTTTTCGAAGGCGACCGTTTATCCTGTACCCCGCTGCAGCGGGCGATAGGCGACCGGGGGGAACGTCGCCGCGTGACTCTCTTCTCTCTCAAACCCTCCCGCGCCGGATCCTGCGCAGGAGTATGCCCATGACCGCATCAAGCACTGAACCGCCGGAATATCCGACCATTCCAACGATAGCCCCCGCAAAAAGGGGAGGCACATCTTGATCGTATAGTGCGAGGATACAGAGCAATCCGGAAACGCCAGAGCACAGCAAGCCGCCGATGAACTGCTTTACCGAGTGCACACCGAAACGACACGCTCGGGCGAGGCCTCCTAAGAGCGCCAAGCCGACATATGGCCATGAGAGTGCAACCGAGTCGACTACATGCTGAGAATCTTCTGGGGAAAGTCCCATCACCTACCTGCCTGCTCTATGTTTTCTATCCACTGCGCCAGCGTTGCCGCGTCTCTTTCATCGATCCACCACCCCCTCACCCCGTCAAGAACCACGATTTTCTGGCTTGTCAGAGTAGGCGTAGAGGGGATCGGCAGGCTTGCCCCCGGTCTGCTGCATGAGCACGCGCATAGGGTCATCACGCAGAGAATCGCGGAAATCCTGAGCCCGATCCGCATCCAGCTTTTCAAGCCAGCGATAGCCGAGCGAGAGGAGGAGAGCGAGGACTTCAACGGCACGGGACACGCTCACGCCTTTTTCTTCGCGGCGTCGGCGTTCGTCGCCTTGCCGAAGTTGCAGCCGATCCAGTTCACGACGGTGTAGACGGCCTTGTAGACCTTTCCGGACTGCTCACCGGGTACGGGCATGAATGCGGAAGCCAAAGCGCAGAGGCCTCCAAGTGCGGCTATAACGAGCGCCCACGTGCCCGTCTGGGAATTCAGAAAATCCACGAGAATGGAAAGATCCATCAGTACTTGCCTCCGTTTTGATAGAACGCCACGTCACGCGGCTTGTCGGGATCGTTGTCCACATGAATCCATGTCGGGGCCAGCTCGATGCGCCGGAATCCTGCCTCAAGCAGGGCCTGCAACATGACAAAACGGGAATGGGAATCCGTACAGCGGATGTCCACGGCATAGCCCCGCGTATGGGCGGAATCGGCAACGCCGCCGACCGACTTGTTGTGCTTGGCGCAACGGTAGGCGGAAGAAAGGGAGAACGGGATACCCGCCAGCTTGCGGGCCTCGTCGAGCATACGGAGAACTTCGGGATCCATATGCTCGATCCCCGCCCCGCATCCGTCCTTGCATCGGAACTCATCGGGTGAGAAATGGCGAAGAGAAATTTTCATAAGAAAAGCTCCTATTTCTGGATACTAGGAGCTTCTGGAGGAGAAAAATCAACAGCATGTTGGTACGAAGTTTGGATTATTCCACCATTTGTTGTTTTTCGTCTCAATGAAAACGGAGGTATGCCCACAGGCAGAGCACTTTGAGTACCTGACAATCATGCGGATGTTTCCATCATCGTCATATTTTTTCTTGGTGTGATAACAGACCATTGCGTCCTGATGGCACTTGGGGCATGGGGGGCATTTGCGCTTTCTGGGCTCAGTACGGGCTTCCTTACGCGGACGGATAATTTCGAGGGGAGTAGAACGTCCTATTTTGACTTGGATGATGGTAAGAGCGCCACGGCTGCGCAACCGCCGATAAAAGCGATAGATGGAGCGGTAGTTCTTGATTTTGCGCCAAGGACAGTAGAAAATGGACAGATACAGAATAGCGTCCAGATGCGCCCTGATTTGAATGGCAGACATGGAAAGATGGATGCGGGGCATGTACTGGTGGATGATAGGGAGAATCCGGGCAAAGGCCGCATCGTCAATAGCGGTCAACCCGCCCCTGCGTTCAAAGTCCAGCTTGGCGCGTTTTCTCATGCTTACCTTCCCGTGCTTCCGTAGCCGTTTGTTCCACGCTTGGAGGGTGAAAGTTCCTTTGCTTCGATATACTGGACTGACGGAATGGGGATGATAACAAGCTGTCCGATGCGGTCACCGGGCTGGTAAAGCGGCTCGCCTCCATCGGTACGCCTGAACTTTGCCTTGATTTCCCCACGGTAATCAGCGTCAATCACGCCCACGGAATTGGAGAGCTGGAGCGGAACCCGGAAAATGGACGAACGAGGAAACAGGAGGGCGGCGAATCCTTTGGGGACTTCAATAGCAAGCCCGGTACCGTATTCGTAACAGGCTTCATCGGGAAGCCATTTGCGGCTGATCGCGGTAATGTCGAATCCCGCCGCCCATTCCGACCCCTGTTTCGGGGTAACGGCGTCAGGATGAAGGCGTTTGAATTTGATGGTCATGGGTTTTACTTTCCCACTTGCCAAACCACAAAGATCTTCCATGATTACCACCCCATTGCCTTACTTATGACTCCAACCACAGCCGCGATAATCAACACGACGCCAACGCACCCATACGCCCACAACCTGCTTCCGCTAGGCTTTCCCATGCTTGATAGCCTCCCTGTGGGCGTCAAGCTCGTCGGTGTAAGCACAGACGCCGTACCCGTGATGAGTTGCCCTGTCGCAGTCGTGGACGGGGTAGGCGTAGCGGATCATGAGGAGGCGGCTAACTCGGGTGTAGGCTGTGATGGACTTCCACCCGCACAGCAATTTCCGTTCATTCTCAGCCATGCTCACACCTCCATCGGCAGGATCTCGACAACAGCCTTTCCACCCTTCACCACTTCTCCGCGTGTGATGTAAATCGAATCGACTTGCTCATCGTCCAGCCACACCCCGGCGTGGGTAAGGGAATCAAGAAGGGCTTTCAGATACCCGTCAATATCTCTCTTACGGCGATCTGGCGGGCAAACAACCACATTGACTTTGACGCGAGAATCGATTTTTAGAGCCTTCTTTTCATCACCCACAATCTGCATCACGTTTTTTCTAAAATCGCGTCCACGGGCAGATATGAGCGTTCTTGGGGTGCCCTTGATGGTAATGTGCCGCCAGTAGTGATTGACAAGCGGCGGAATGGGAAGTTCAAGATGCACGGTTTCCATCATTCATCCCCTGAGTTTTTCGAGAATTTCGTTTGTATATTCCTTTGCGTGCTGCTTGAGCCTTCTTTCAAATTCCAACATTGCCATTTCTTCGGATACCCCTAAAGAGTTCATGGAATATTTTTCTCCTTGAATCTTAAAACGCCATTTTCCCTTTTCTCCATATTTACGTATCTCACCGTATTCACATCTAAACACTGTAACATCTCTACAAACATCTAAATAAACGTTCTCCCAATCTAGCTTAGGTTCTTTCCTCATCCTTCCTCCCTATCTCTTCTCTCGCACTCTTCGCGGAATGCTTCCGGGGCGTATTCCATGCCCCAATGATTCTCAGTAACCCACCGGGCAAAAGCGAAAGCGTCGTCCTGAGCTTTGCCTGTAGCGTCGTCAATCATGGCTTCGATGGGCGGTTTCGGCTTCATGTATGCCCGGCCTGTTTCGGCATTGAACGCGGCTACTGTTTCGGGCTGTTCCTCGCACCACATGATGAAGTCCGCCCATGCAGCCGCCATTATCGGGTTTTGTGCTGTACTCACTGCTCCACCCCCAACGCCCGGAGATTGGCAAGCTGTTCGTTCAAGGGCATATCCGGCCTTCCCTGCTTCCGGGCGTCCATCTTCCCCCGCAGGTTGGCGAGAATCTTCGCGCACCAGTCGGCGCCCTCTTCGCAACGCTCGTCGAACGTCAACGCGGTTTCCGGCAAGGCCTCACGGCTCACGGTTGGTATCTGCTTCCGGGCCTCTTCCACCTGCCGCATAACGTCAGCAGGAACAGGAAAAAAGCTTGAGCGAGCTTCAACACGGCGCATCGATTGCCGAAATTCACTATCGTTCACGCCAGCCAATACGTCATTCCAAGTCTTGACCAATAGCTCGAACTCTTCCCGTTCCGGCATCGGTTGCCGATAAAGCACGAACGCCTTGCTCAGTTCCAAAGCCAACAGTTGCAAACTCGCCATTTTTCATCACCTCGTCGAATTTCAAGATTTGTTTTGCCCATTCGCCGCGTTTTGCAGCTTCCGCCTGTCTCGCCGTCATAGGGGCTTGTGTTCGCCCGCTAGGAGCGGCTTGCTTTTTGGCTTTGCGCTCCTCAACGGCATCGAAAACCCACTTGCGGAGAGCCAGATAGTGCGACTTGTACGGGTCTTTCCCTGCTCTGGCCCCGAGATGGATGTCCAAGAAGGCGATGGCATCGGCGGTCTTGTCTTCCCCGTAGGCTGCTATGAGCTTTCCGTGTTCTTCTGCCGTGAGCTTGACGTTGGCATATTCCCCGAACGTGAGCTTTTGTGGCTTCGGCTTCTGTGAGCGA